CCTCAGACAGTAGGAGCAGATTCGCTTCCTCGAATCGGGATTAACGGCAATGCCGGCACTTTCCAAAAGGCCGACGGAACCGTCAAACTCTCGATTGCTCATTCAAAGAGCAAGAGTAATCGAATTCGCTCCCAGGTGCGTGTCGACAGCGTGAAAATCGTTGCAGACCCTCTTGTGACCGGAACTAACCTTCGACTCTCGTCGTCGGCTTATCTGGTCCTTGATCGGCCTGTCAACGGTTACACCGTTGCCGAGCTCGTGACGATCATTACCTCCCTCACGGGATGGCTGACCGCCTCGACTAACGCCAACGCCACCAAGCTTGGTGGCCAGGAAGTCTAATGATTAGCTATACGGAGCTTACGCTCCTCATAGTTGTCATCAGCCTGCTGTCAGTGGTGTCCCTAGGGATCACAGTGCTTGCACTGCTTCTCTTTGGCACACCACGGCGTGGACGCACTCAGTCTAAACACTGATTGCTAAAACGCTAGAGATCTAACATGACCTGGAATGCACTAACCTCTCATTAGAAAGGCAGTACATGAAAAGTCTGGTAAATCTCTTGCAAGCAGTCCTCCTTGACATGGAGGACAGGTGTCAGGTTAGCACCACTCGTGATCTAAAAACAATCATGAGTCGTATCGAAGACGAGGGGATGTCGTTTCTGACGATCTCTCTGTCTAACTACGGATCGGACTTCCAAAAAAGTCTTGACCGTGGTTACGTCGCTCGCGACCTTTTCCAGGGTTTTTCTTGGAAAGGTGGTCTCCCCCTATTACTAGGGGGTTTCCTCGAGCTTGTGTTCGAACGTGATACTGGGTTGATTCACTCCAAACCGGATGTGGACGCCATATTTTGCATTCGTCAGCTCACGCTGATGTTCGCAAAAATACGACTCGACGTCTCTGAAAAGAGGAAGAGAGCCGCCATATCTAAATACATGGAGTGTGAAGCAGATGTACGAAGTGTTCATCCTTATCCGTCAACAGGCTTTCGAGACGGATCCTCTAAAACTGGAGGATCCATTCGAATGGCTGAATTCGGACGAGTGGGACGAGTTGTTTTCGGACGCGTTTTCAGTGATGTGGCTAACGCCATATTCAATGACAGCATTCTTCCGAAACATGGCCCCGGCGCAACGGCTGATCGACTTTCTGGAAATCAGAAGTACCGATCGGCAGTTTGGTCGGATCGACTCGAGGCTGTATTCCCTGCTGGGAAATGGGCCTCGGCGAACTGGAGAGATTATCTCCAGAGGCGATTCGTATATCAGGATCCCGGTTCTGAAACACCCGTAAGGGTCATTACAGTACCTAAGACGGCGAAAGCGCCCAGAATTATTGCAATGGAGCCCGCGTATGTTCAATACATGCAACAGGCTTTGTTGGAACAATTCGTGAAGGCGATCCAGTCAGATTATCTGGCTAGATCCCTGATGGGATTTTTGGATCAAGTGCCTAATCAGCAATTGGCCAAAAGAGGGAGCCTTGACGGTTCCCTAGCTACACTCGATTTGAGTGAGGCATCCGATCGCGTCAGTAATCAGCATGTACGAGAATTGCTATCGCACCACGGTCTCTTGGCAGAGGCCGTGGATGCTTGTCGTTCTCGGAAGGCTGACGTGCCTGGACACGGAGTGATCCGTTTGTCCAAGTTCGCGTCTATGGGTT